ATGGGGTGTTTGATGTAATAACGAGCGGTCTTTTTCCCGCTCTGTCCGTCCCGCATCCAAAGCAATTTGCAGGCGGTGGGATACAATTCCGTCCCCTGCGGGATGGTAATGGTGACACCTTGGCGGGTGGTGAGGCGGTGGGTGGCGTTTAGTACGAACATGGGCGGTTGTGGTTGGAAGGATTGCAGTCTAGCAGGGTGGCGGTGGTGTGTCAACTGGGGCTTACTGCCAGTCATAAACGCATTGAGGGCAGACTTCATGCGTACCACGCATGACGGAGGAAGAGATGCGAGACCGCTTGTTCCAGTATATAGCCTTAACAGTATAACGCTCTCCCGCCAAGTCGTTGCAACAGTCACAACGCCAAGAAGAAAAACAATTGTGGAGCGGGTTGCCTTGCTCGTCTTGGATGGTCTCAAGCCGTTCAAGTTTCGGGTGGATGTAGTTGGTGGGCTTCATGTGGTTGGAAGGATTGCAGTCTACAGGGTTGGCAGGATTGCGTCAAGTGTCCCGCTCACATGGAGCGGAACACAAAACCATTGTCCTCATCAAACCAGTAATCCCCAGACCAGACCAAATCCCTGCCGAATTTCTCATAATCGAAATACATTTGCAGGTTGTCGGGCATCTCGGAAAGCATACCGCAATCATCGACCAATTGCTCCGCAAAGCGGGTCATGTTGTCGAATTCGCCTTGATAGGCTTCTTCAACCTCTTCGAGGGTAGTGGTGGTAACCTCTTCATGGGTGATATGGTAATTCTTGCAGTACGAGAAGACAATCTTCTCGTCACCCGCATCTTTAAAGCGGGTAGTGTTGTCATCGAGAGAGAGCAACTCGATGATGCGGGCGGTGAGTTTTTCGGAGGGAGTTTTTTCCATATGCGTGATGTGAGCGGTGGGTGAAGGTTTGCAGTATCTCAAGACTGCGGAGAATTGTCAAGGTGGGCTCGCTTCATGTACTCCACGATGGCAGAGACTTGTCGCAAAACAAAATAGGTGTGTCCGTCCATGTGGTGATTATTGCAGTCCTTAGCCTCTAGGATTAAATCGTTAATAATAGCAAAAACAACAGTATTCAAATCTTCATTACTGACTTTGGAGATGTCAGAGCGACAGGCATCCAGCATGGCATCAAATTGCTTTTGCAGGGCGTTGTTATAGGGAACGATGCTCTCGTCCCGCTTGGGGTTTCCAAAGCCTAGGATTTTATTCCTAGTGTCATAGACTTCTTGGCGGTGCTGGCGGTGAGCAGTTTTTTCCGCTTCCGTGAATTCGTTGTGGTTGATTTCGTTGTTTCTCATGTGGTTGGTGGGTGAGGGTTGAAGTATCGCAGGTTGGCAGAGTGTTGTCAATCGACCATCGAGATGGTCTTGCGGACAATCTTGTCGTTGCTGTCGTATTTCCAGAGATAGAGTCGAATCGTGGATTCAACTCCGTCCTCATGCTCGACATCGTAACGCTCTAGGGTGGACAAGAACCATCCCTCTTTAAGCCAAGCAGACAGAATCATGGCGTGGTCTTTGGAAAACCCGATGTGTACAGATTCCATGTTGTTAGAAAAGGCGAGAGTCAACCTCGGTCATGTCGTAACCATGCTTGGACAGGATATCGCACACCTTGTGCGACAGGTCAAAGCACCCATCGTAATCAAGGCATTTCTTGTCTAGGTCAAAGGTAAGAGAGCCTTCTCCGTAGCAGGAGGAATCATCGGAACAGATTTCCCACCAGCCTCGGATATAGTCGTTATCGTCTTCACGCTCGTAGACACCGATGTTGACTGTGTAGCCTTTGGACTTTTCGGTGTCGAATCCGCTGGAGGTGGTCATGCGGACGATTTCGTTGATGTGCTGGGAGATTTCCAGCGTCTTCTTTCGGTTGTTGCTCATGTGTGTGGTTGGATGAGGATTCAAGTATCGCAGGTTGGCAGACTATTGTCAAATAGTCCCGATGGGTACAGCCTTGTTGATGTGCAGGCTCGATTCCATGAACGCCTCGTTTTGCAATTCGGTGGCGGTCATCTTTTCGGTTTCGACATACATGGTGTCCCTATTGGTGATAATCTTAATGATTTCAACTTCCTGCTTCTTGTCGCTCCAGTTGACCTGCGAGATGACCGAGAGGAGGGCATTCATGGCGGTGAAGTGGACGAAATGGTGCATCGTGTTGTCCATTTTCTTGAACATGATGGCGTAGGAGTACTTCAACTTGCCAGCGTTGCTGGTCAGTTCAAGCATCTTGGGGTGAGTCGTGAACTCGTTTTCGGTCACGATGTCGTTATTGTAGTAGGAGCGGTAGGTTTCCATATGCGGTGGGTGAGGATAGATGTTATACCAGAGTGGTTTGATAATGTCAAGTGGCTCAGTAGTCACCGCTGTCATCGACAGGCTCATCGTCATCATCGACAGGCAGGTCGTAAGCGTAGGCTACGGCTTTGTTGTGATAGGCTTCAGCGATGCGTTTGAGCAGAGCCTTGTCGGTTACAGGCTTGGCATCGAGGTCAATGGCTTCAAAGGAGTAGTCAGCGACATCCCAGCACCAATGGTGGTCTGTGGCTTGGGAGCCCCAGTATTCATAAGCACCGATGCCGTCATCGATGAGTTCAAGTTCAAGTTCACCAGCGACAAAATATTCGCCCTTGTCGATGATGACGCTAGTTTCGTAGGTAACAGTCATGTGGTTGGTTGGTGGGTAAAGAGTGGATTGACCCTGCTTGGAATCGAACCAAGATTCTCTGCTTAGAAGGCAGATGTTCTATCCGTTGAACTACAGGGTCTTTCCGTCAGAAGTTTCCGAACACGAATCCAGCAACGCTGGAGTCAAGGCGATGCCTGCCGTTAGGGGTATTCACGGCTTGCATCAACTTGTGGTGAACGAACTTTTCAAAAGCCTCGATGAACTCGGGCTTGGCTTGCCGTCCATTCTGGCGAATGATTTGACGCACTCGCTTGACACAGATGAGGGTGGGCTTGCTCTTGCTATTTTTCTTTCGCATGGTGGGTGAGAGGAAGATGTTATACCACAACGGCAGACATCTGTCAAGAGGCTCTGCTTTCCAGACGCTTCTTGTGCTGGCTCAAGCAGGACTGGACGGAGATTTCGACATTCTTCCAATGAAGTCGATAGTCTCGTCTGGTCTTAGCCCAGTTGGTTTTTTCCTTGGGGAATCCGATGCTGGGGTCTTTGGCAAGACCAACCAGAACATCAAAGATATCCTTGGCGGTGTCGTTAGTGAAAGCCTCTTCAGCCTGCTCAAAGGTCAGAGCATGGGTGTAGAATTGGCTGGTGTAGGAGAGGAAGCGGTTAAGTTCCCTCTTGTTCTTGAACATCTTGGTGTCGATTTTGCTCATAGGCGTTTCCGACACTCTCTTGTTTTCCTCCATCCGTCAATGACTTTTCGTCAATGACATTTGCGTCCAATATAATATTATTTATCTCATCGTGCGTGATACGCATCCTGTGTTCGACCACGGCAGTCGGCTGGTCGTTGAGCAGGTTTATCTTGTCGATGAGAATCCCCAATGAAATAGGCATTGCGGTGATGGGGATGTTGTCGATTTCCTCGTTCAGCCTGCTCGCTCCCTTGCCCACGACATTACGCAATGTGTTGACCACATTCTTTCGCCACGCCTTGTCATCCAACGCTGGCATTGACTTGCGGATGCCAACGACTGTGTGGGCTGACACGCCTGTTGCTTCCTGTATTTCACGCTGTGTATTCCCTTCCGTAATCATTTGCTTTATCTTCTCACGCAATGGCTCTGGCAGACGCTCACCTGTGTGGTTCTGCTTCTGGTCGTTTCCGATGATTTCATTTTTTGACTTGAACTCCATGACGAAATGTAGTAGGACATTGGGCTTATTGCAACCCATATGTCGCTTATTGCCGCCGCTGTAGTGTTCACGACCTTCTTGGTCTTGCCAGTTTTTATTTACCAAATCTTCACAGATAACAACGAATAATGAAAAGTTTTAAGATATTTATTAGCCCTGCTCCTACACATCAAGGGGCGTTAAGAATCCTCAAGAACAAGGCTGGGCGTATGTTTGTTGGCAAGATGTCCAACAGCAAGGCTACGCATTGGATGAAGGAATTCATCGCTCAAGCGTCCAAACACAAGCCCAGCGAGCCGTACAACTTTCCGTTGGAGGTGACGATTGGCTTTGAGTACGACTACTTGAAGAAACACAAAGCGTCCGACAGGAAACAGATTCTGCCCAAGGAGACACGACCAGACTTGGATAACCTTGAGAAGATGGTTCTTGACTCTTTGGTCAAGGCTGGGTTCATGGTCGATGACTCTCTGGTAGCCATAAAACACAGCCACAAAATTTATACTGGATGCAACTGCATTTCCATTGACATCTCCAGATTTTCTTGGTATACCTACAATCCTTCCACCCATGAGTAACTACACCCGAGTCGTAAAGAACATGGCTGACGCTGACTATCGTAATGAAGTCGGTGTGAGCCAATCCATGCTGAAGCCGTTTTTCGTGTCTCCAGCCCACTACAAGCATCAGTTCACAGTCGAGCGTGAGGTAACGCAAGCGATGATTGTCGGTACTGCCACGCATCTCGCCTGCTTCCAGCCTGCGTTGTACGACAGTTCCGTTGCCGTGTCGCAGAAGTTCGACAAGCGTAAGACCGAGGACAAGATTGCCTATGCCAAGTTCCAAGAGGACAACGCTGGCAAGATTATCCTTACACAAGACGAGAACGCCCTGTGTCTTGATATGGCTGAGAAGGTTCGTAGCCACCCGATGTTTTACCAGTTCTGTACTAAGGGCGATGCGGAGGTTTCTTTGTTTTCCGATGTCCTGCCTTTTGAGAACATTAGGCTGAAGGGTCGGCTTGACTGGGTGAATTGGGATACCAAGTGCGTCTTTGACTTAAAGACCACCAACGCCAACCTTTCTGAAATGTACAAGGTTAAGAATGTTTTTCTTGATAACATGTACCACATGCAAGCCGCCTATTACCTCACCTTGCTTCAGCACAACGGATTCGATGGCTTCCGCTTCTTCTTCATCATGGTCGAGAAGGAAGCCCCGCATGGTGTGCGTGTGTTTGAGGTGTCGGAGAAGTCCATCAAGCGACAGATGGAACTCATCAATCTGGCTCTAGCCAAGTTGGAGCATTGCGTCCAGCATGACGCTTGGGTTTCCTACGAGACGGACTCCACTATCATCGACATCTAAGATGAAACAACATAAGGATATCACCTTTGGTGGTATTTACATCCCTAGGGAAGTTTTCAATTCGGAACTTAGCCCGATGGCTAAACTCTTGTATGGCGTTATCCAATGCCTAGACGGAGAGGATGGTTGCTACGCCAGCAACGCCTACCTATCCGAGGTGTGTGGTATCTCTGAGTCTACTGTCAAGGAGCATATCTCCAACCTAATCGAGGCTAACTTCATCGTCAGACATGAGGCGTATGGCGAGACTAGGGTGATTAGAACCTGTGGTTCTGAAGCCATGAAGGGGGGAGCCAGAAAATCGGCTACCCCCAGCCGAAAAATCGGCTACCCCCCAGCCGAAAAATCGGCTACATATATACAAGATAAGGATAAGAAGAATAGAGAAGATACAAAGGGAGATGCTGTCGCACTCCCTCATGGGGAGTTGTTCAAGAAGGCTTGGCTTGACTGGGAACAGTACAGGCGGGAGAAGAAGAAGCCATTGACAAAGACAACCATCACCCTTCAACTGGGTGACATGACATCTTTGTCCGAACCAGAGGCTATCGCCACCATCACTACCTCCATGCGTAACGGCTGGCTGGGTCTATTCCCGCCTCAGAGACAGTCTGGCGGGGTCAAGCGTGTCACCACTAGGGAGGAACACTCCAATGGCTTCTAAGTGCCACCATTGCAGTTCTGATGGTATGCCCATCTACAGCATGGAGACTGGGAACTTCATGGACATGGTGTTGTGCGAGAAGTGCTATAAGCATGAGTGGGCGTTGAAGCCACCGCACAATTACGAGATGGTGTTTAAGCAACTTGGACAGGCGTGGTGCGGGGATGGAATGCACCCAGAGATGCCAAAGGCTTTCGTCAATACGGACATGGAGTACAGCGATTTCATGCGTAAGGTGAAGTCGTGGAAGCCTGTGGATGGAAAGTGCGGTGTCATCCTGCATGGGCAGACTGGCATCGGCAAGAGCAGGGCTGGCTGGTGGCTGTTCAACAAGTTGTGGATGGACAACCATACCAGCAGTAAGTTCATGCAGATGCGGAAGTTTGAGGGCATGATTGAGAAGGGCTTTGACGAGAAGAAGCATGCCAAGGTTCTTGACGCTTTGATTTCTTGTCGGGTCTTGGTTTTGGATGACCTAGGCAAGGAGCGTCTGACCCCCAGAATGGAGACTGACCTGTTTGCCATCATGGATGAGCGTACCTCCAACCTGCGGACTACAATCATCACCACGAATTATACTGGTGATGGACTCATCGAGCGGTTCAATAGCAAGGAGACTGGCGTTGCTTTCGTCAGACGGCTTAGGGATTACTTCACTTCCATTACCGCTTGACCAGCCAGTAAAACAATGTTATATTCCGTGGCGTAGTTGTTAGTGGGTCATCGCATGAAAAACCGAAAGGTTTTTGTAGCCCTTATTCGTGGTTGGATAAGGGCAATTTTTTTCTCCGTTGACGCAGGCGTTTTCTATGGTATAACAGGACTCGATTATCCATCCTATGAAAGACGATACCTCCGCTCTAAACGACTCCAAGAAGGCTGAACTTCACTCCGCTCTCATCAAGGCTATTGGTGAGACTAAGGACATCGTTGCCGACAGCAACAATCCTTTCCACAAGTCCAAGTACGCCAGCCTGTCGGCTCACCTGTCTGCCATCAAGCCCATCTTTGCCAAGCACAACCTTGCCATCATCCAGTTCCCCTGCTCGTCTAGCACCCTCTTTGGTGAAGCCGAGAGTGGCGTTGGCGTGAAGACCATCGTCATCCACAGCAATGGTGCTTCCCTTGAAGCGTCCTGCATCATCCCTGTGGAGAAGGGTGCTAGTGGTCAGCAGGCTGGTGCTATCATCTCTTATTTGCGTAGATACTCTCTGGCTTCCGTGGCGGGCGTGGCTACCGAGGATGACGATTGCGAGATTGACCGCATCTCTCGCCCTGCTTCCCAGAACTCCACCACAAAGTACATTCCAAACACAAATGTTAGCAAGCCTGCTCAAGTTTCTGGTAATGCTCCTGCTCCTGCTAACGCTCCAGTCGTGCCTACTTCTGCTGGAGACATCGACCCTTCCATTCCTGTTCCTTTCGGCAACAACAAAGGCACTCCAGTCGGTGAACTGCCCCTTAACGATTTGACTTACTGGGCTACCAAGTGGGAGCCTCGTCCGTATGAGAAGACTGGCAAGGTGACCGCTAAGGATGCCAAGTTGAAGGCTACTGCCGTAGCCCTGTACGAAATGGTTTCCAGCGGTCAGTCCGAGGGTTCTGATGAAGTTCCCTTCTGATGGCTGAGAAGGACATCCGCAAAATCGAGCAAGCCAGCAAGATTCTAGGCATCTCTTTTGATGAACTAGAACTTGCCCTTGGCATGCTTGATGAAGTCAAAACCAAAATGAACGAATGGGAAAAGACTAATGGACTACGAAAAAAAGACTAAAGGTCTATCTATGTTTAGGCTGGTCGCTGGCAGGGCGATTAGCAAGAAGACCTATGCTTCCTTCTCGCACAAGGAACTGCTCGATATTATGAAGGAACTTGACGAAAAAGTTCCTAGAAAGAACCCGCACATGGTTCCCAAATATTATAGAGATGAAAATAACAAACCGAAACATCAAGCCTAAACTGAAGAAGAACGGATGGACTAAGTTCGTCTTCTTCTCCGACAATCATGGCGATATGCAGGATGACGATACCTGCAATGCCTTGGTCAAGTTCATCAAGGACTTCAACCCCGACATCAAGGTACACGGAGGTGACGGATTCGATATCCGCAGTCTACGCAAGAACGCCATCGGTGCTGAAGAGTACAATTCGATGGACAATGACATCCTTGTGGGATTGGAATTCATCCGCAGGACTAAACCCGATGTATATCTCTACGGAAACCATGAGCATCGTTTGTTCAAGTCCATCGAGTCTACTGGCAACGGAATCATCAGAGACTATTGCAAGAGAATCGTAAGGGACATCGAGCATGAGTTGCGAATGAATGGATGTAAGTTGATTCTGCCGTATCATGCCGAGGAAGGCGTGTACGAGATGGGTCCGATATCCATGTGCCATGCCTACAGCGTGAACCAAAACAGCGTCAGAGAGCATGCCATCCATTACTCTCCCAAGGGCGGTGCGACTTTAATTGGTCACCTGCATACTATCATGCAAGCCAACGCCAAGCGTCATGGCGGTGTCGTTGGATTTTGCGGTGGTTGCCTGTGCAACAAGCGTAAGATGGGCTATGCCACCACTCACTTAAATACGAGTTCGTGGGGCAACGGCTGGCTTTATGGATGGGTGAAGGGCAACAATTGGAAAGTGTTGCAAGCCCATAAAGTTGGAGGAAAGTGGCTTGCTCCTATTGACTTTAGATTGTATTGATGGTAGACTGCTATCGATGACTAACGATATTATTATTGAACGAGCCAAGGCTCTTGGAATCTCCCTCCAACGAGCCTTGGAAATGACCAACCCAGATAACTTTGACTTGAATAAAGTCCCTGTTACTCCAAAGAAAAATTGCCTAGACAACCTAGACCATCACATGGTCCGTTTGAGAGGCAAGTACTACCTCAAGGTTGTTATTAATGCCAAGTGCCACTCCAAGCCTCTATCCGTTGACCCAATCGAAGCCAGACGCATGCGTGACGAATTTCTTAACGACAATGGATTCTACAACTAACATGAAGGAGCAGGTCAACCGCCTAGGCTTTGGTGCTTGGGCTGAGAACAAGATTGTCAACTTCATCGAGGACTGGGGTGATACCATGCGTATCAGCGAAGGCAACATGAGCATCGAGAACGATTGCTACACCATCAACGCTAGGTTCGGTGATGGCTCCGTCAGCATCAGCATTCGTGCTTATGTCGATGGTGATGGCTGGCAGACCCTAGACCAGAACATCAAACTCTAATGCGAAACCTATATAAGCCAGTCCGCTACAATGTAGCCAGCATCCAAGCCCAGCAGACGCTTGGAGGCGATTGTATGGAGTCCAACGAAAACGGAATCTGGGTTGAATTCCGTGACTATCTGCGATTGCTTGAGGACTACAAGTCCTCGCAACAATGGAAGCGAGAGGCTGACGCTGAGACGCTGAAGTTCGACAGCGGTGACTGGTTCGCAAGCAAGACCCTGCCAGAGCGTATCAAGCATATTATTGAGGCTAACGCTTTCTCCAACGACCAATGGAAAGATGTCGATGCCGAGAACGCCCGCCTCAAGTCCGAGGTCAAGCGGCTGGAGCATGAAGTTCGCTATTGGAAAATTGAAGCCAAACACGACCATGAACGATGGCTCAATGCGTTGGCTGAACTAGATAAGCATGTCAAAGATGTACCCAGACCATCCAATGAAGCGTAAGGCTGTCGAAAACGCCCATCGTGCCAGAGAACTCAAGGATGCAGGAGATGCCCTTGGGAGGCAGGTTCTTACCCTTATGCTTAAGGGACTAGCCCCAGACGAACTAATCAACGCCTATGACCGCTGGCGTGATGTTTCCGTAGGCAAGCCAAACTGGGGTAAGACCTGCAAGAAATGATTCACGAATTCAACAGACCAATCCCAGTCAAGACCGACATCGGGTATGGATATCTTCTGTATGTCCAAGAGGCTGGCACTTTCTGCAATGACATGTTTGCCGTTGTCCTAGAGAAGGACGGCAAGATTCGCCATATGCTTACCGACCAATTCTCCGTAATCCGAAACGACACATTTGACATCAAAAACGATGAGTGACCCAACAAACAAACCTAGACCCAACTCGTCCTATGCTAGTGCTTCCGTACTGCTAGGCATCTCCGTAGATACCATAGAAATCTGCATGCCTATGCTTAAGTATATTGACAGTTTGGATTCCCACGACAAGGACTTTTGGAAAAAGGCTTCCGAAAATTGCAAGAAGACCAACAATGCTCAAGGCAAGACGATTGACTGAAGAGGAACTTAAGGACAACGACAAGCGTTATGAAGGGTGCTTTATGTTTGAACCTAGAGCGTTCCTTGATTGGGCTATAGACAAGAAGATACACAGCCGTGGTTGTGTCCAGTACAACTACGACAGGCTGGTGCTGGCGTTCATGCTATCCAACAATTGGGATGAGAACTCCGCTGTCTCTTGGGTCGATTACAACATCGAGTTCAACCCGAAAGACCCTAAGATGCCTACTGTTTATCGGGAGCCTGCGGACGATGACGATAGCGATTAATCGTATATCTAACCAAGATATACAGTCCGTCCGCTATGGCAAATCCAATACCTAACCCCATCATCCAAGCAAACCAATTGGTGTCAACAATCCACGCAAATGATGTGGCTAAAGCACCTCCAGCAACGAGTATTAACCCCCTAGACTTGAATGGAGTAAACGCCACAGCCAGTAATCCAGCCGTTACAATAGCCATGCCTATGCACGACACCATCCACAGAATCTTATCCTTCATCTCCCTTTGACGCTCTTTCTCAGAATTTTCGGCAAGTGCCTCTGCGATAGCGATAGCACTCTCCTGTTCCTCTACTATAGCCCACAGTTTGTTGGTCTCAGACTCAACCTTCAACGCCTTCTCTTGGTCTTCCTTGACCGCTTTCGTGTCGTTGGTCGTAACCATTCGTCTATAGGACTCGACTCGCTCGACTGATGGTTCTCTGATTCCAGAGAGCCTTGTGATTTGCCCTTCGATGATTTGTCTTCTAATCCCATCATCGAGAGTAGGTGCGACAGCAGAAAGGGCAGAATTTGCGTCACTAACGATTTGTTCGACTTTTTCAATGTAGTTGTCTTTATCTTTGTTTGTTAATATGACTGGCTTTGGTTGCTCCGTGGTAGAACAACCAACCAGCAGGACGGAAGCCAGCAGGATTCTCATCGTTGGAAACTGCTCAATGTATCGTCAAGAGACATTCCAACAGGGACATACCTTCTTGGGTCAAGATGTACGCTTTGCTCGCCTCTGAACATGGCAGGCGTTTGTCTTGCTGACATGGCTCCACGATAGTCACCCCTAGTGCCACCAGTATTGAATCTGTTGGCATCGTAAGCCCCCATCGACATAAAGTTAAGCATAGCATCAGACTGGGCTCCAGCCTGCGACAGCAACCAGTTGTTGCCAGCACTCTGGTAAGCCTCATGTCTTGCTGGAACGCTCATGCCAGAGTCAATAGCACCATATAATGCAAGTCCGCTCATGCCGTAACTGGCCCCAGTCCTTGCAACATTGGTTGCGTTTGTCGCAAGGGTTCTGAGTCCAGCGTATTTCTCTGGTGGTCCATAAATTGTTGTTGTTTGGTTTGAACCCATAACCTCTCCCTTTGTAGGATATGTATATTCTATTTTTCCAACTCTTCTTTCTTCCGCTGGGTTAGTACCAACAGCAAATGGTCTTGGTCTTGGTTGAGGCTCTGCTGAATCTGGAAAAGGGTCTTCTACGCCTTTATGCATTAAATTACTTTTTCTTTTCAAATCCGTTTCATCCGCTCTTTCGATTGCAAGTCTTTCCCCTGTTAATATCGAATTCCTATCCATTATTCTGTTTGCTCTATCTATTGCAGGACCAAACCATCCGTCACGAAACATTATTTTTGCTGGTCTTGTTGGTGTTATGACTTGAGTGTCAACTTTTGTTGTATGTAATCTTAACTCTTCTGCTAGGTCTAAGGTGTCTCTAGGAGAGTTTGCAAGCGTATACCTAGTTAATCCACTTTCGTCTGGGTTTCTGTATTTTAAAACAGAAAGCAAAGCCCTGTTTTCAAGTGTTTCAGCCCCTGCTTTGTTTGCCAAATCCCAATATATTGGATTTTTTTGACCAGAGTAACGATATGTAGGACGGCCCATTTCGTCCATTCCAATTAATTCTTGAGTTCCATATTGTGATTTATATGGTGTTAAGAAATCAAGTCTTTTATTATTTCTTTGAGCCATTATCCTATCCATATTCATGTTATCAACTCTTATTCCAGTATATGTTTCTGGCAAAGGGTCCATTCCAGAAATTTTATTAATTAAACCTTCAAAAGGAACACGACTTGGGTTTGTCATTCCTTGTGACCAGTAACTTCTGAACGAATCGCTAGTCATCAAATTGGCGGCACTATTTGCTTGGTCAACTCCAGTAAATACATTACGCTTATAGAAGGGAATGTTAGCCCATTTGTCAAGGTTTCTAGGTGTGATTCCAGAGCCTAAAACTCCGTAGTCGTATGTTGATTCTCTATCAGCCATTGGATTGTTTTCTCAGTTTAGATTTGATGAAGTTAAATAACTCTGGAGCAATGCTACCAGAGATACTGCAAAAGACGCTCTTGTATAAGGGGTCAATTTCTGCCTTGTGTATCGAGAAGTAGCAAAGCACACCCACTATAGCCCCAGCGATTATCATCCGAATCCACTTAGTCGTGTTGTACTTCTCGTCCGTCAAGATAAGTCTGGCTAACATTCCAGCCCCGCCAAGAATGGCGAATAGCCACCCAGTCTTCTTGAATTCCTCAAGTGCCTCCTGCATGTCGTTCACTTTTGTATTCCGTTTCTATGGATGTCTCTGATGAGGTCATCAATGATGGAGGTTTCGTCATCTCTGACCGAGACTGAAGTCTTCATCGGGTTGAACAGTCTGTACTTGCCGTTGAACTTCAGTATTTGGTAGCCAAGGGCGTTGGTGAATCTCATGGCTGTAGCCTTGGTGTTGTAGTCAAGACCTCTGATTTCAGCGTCCTCAAACATATTGAATGTTATCGCCCTGTCAATCAGAGCCAGAGGCATAGGCTCGCCTTCCGTACCATACTCTGGTAACATGCCAGCAATCTGGACAGTACGCTTAGGTCTGGTGACCTGTGCAACCGCAGGCTCGCTAGGCATCATAACCAGCAGAGGCTCCAAGGTTACTGGGTCAATCATTATGGGCGTGATGTTCTGGTCACGCATGGACAACAGCATCTGGATGAATGCGTTCTCCTTGATTTCCTTGATTCTAGCCAGTTCAGCAAAGGCTGGGTTCTCACTAGCCAAGATAGCCAGTCCGTTCTCAGCCCGCATGTTGCGTGACTTGAGGGCGATGGTTCTTTCCAGTTCTAGTCTGCGAATGACAATTTGAGCCTGCTGGATGGTGTTCACATAGGCGATTGGCTTTCTGTTGTATGTGATTCCAGTAATCGGAGACACATAGTTGTTCTGCATAACCTCCAGTTTTCTGCCCTTCTTGACCACGGAGAACCTGCCGTCCGCTGTGCTGGCATCCTCAGATGTACCTTTAAGCGTGAGGTTATCGTCAACATTAAGCGACTCGATGATGTACTTGGATAGCGTTGGGTCTTTGAGCATCTCGATGAAGCCCTTGCCAAGAGCCTTGGCTTGCTTTTCCATGTACTCCTTGTCCGTAACAACCTCGACTGGCGTAACCTGTTGTTTGGGAGCGACCACCTGTGGAGCGGCTGGCTCTGGCATGACAACCTCTGGAGCCTTGGTAGCCTGCGTAGAAGCAACAGGAGTCTTCTCTGGTATTGACGCTTTTGGCTTTCTGGTGGGCTGGGCTTTTGGCTTTGGAGGAAGTTGGCGGGTGGCTTCCGTGACCGCTGGAGGAACCGCAGAAGCCTCCACACGCTTAGGTGCAGGGGTAGGCTTGGACGGAGCCGCAACAGGAGCCTGTGGAGCCACAGGAGCGGCAGGAACAGCGGTTGCCGTTCTCTGGGCTGAAGCCAAGGCTGACGGACTCTTGCTCTGGTACTTTGTTTTGTCGAACTTCTTGTCAAGTTGCTGGAGAACAGAGGCAAGGTCTGGGTGGTACTGACCAGACATCGTTCTAGGTCCGCTTTGGAATGGACTTGGAACAAGAAGAGAAACCATCTGCTTGCCGTTATCCATCGCATAGTACTTGCCCATCTTCTGGTCGAATCCGACCTTGTAGATGCCGTAGTAGTCAGCAAGACCTCCAGCCTTAACCTGCGACTCGACAACACCCAAGTCATCCATAGCCTTATCCACAGGGATAGCCCTCTCAGCAGGCTTAACGACCTGCGTCTCTGCCGTGGCAGGATTGACCTTTGCTGGCGAGCCGAGTCTGTCGGCTTGAGTTTCACCTTGAGTCTGTTGTCTTCCACCAATGTACTTATCAACTAATGTGATGGCATCATCTGGGAATGGAGCCGTGTTAACCTTTCTAAACACAGTCTGACCAGTATCCTTATCCAAGAACTGCTGGGTTATTGTCACACGCTTTCCAGCGGGGTTGAATATCTCTATCTCGTTCTCCTTGTTAACAACAAACTTGAATCCACGATAGTTAGCGACACCTTCCTTGATAAGTTGCTGGGCAACCTTTGACTGCTCGATGCCGTTGACTGGAGCGGATGCCTCTTCCTTTGTTGTCTTAGGAATGACAGGCATCGGTACTGGTGATTCATACTCTCCAACAGAGCGGTCCCTTGGCTTCTTGGGAACGCCCTGCACATCGCCAACAGTTTCTGGCTCTCCAGCCCCAGCCTTCTTACGCTTAGGAGCCGCCTGCCACATGGGTTGACCATCCTTGATGGCATCCATCTGCGGGGTGCGGTCAAGGATAAGACCTCTTTGTGATGCTGACTTTTGTGGGTCACCAATAACAGTTTTTGGCAATCCAGTCTCAATATCTGATAACTTTATTGCTTGTAGTGATTCTGAAAGTTTACCCTGTCGTTTTTCAATAGCATAATTTAATGCCTTAGTTGCTTCTTCTGAAGACATTTCAGCACCTTGCATTAAATAATCTCTGAATCTTTCTAAATTTGGATATTCTGGAACCTCCAATATTTCCCTTGCCATTCCATCCAGTTTTTTCATCGTTCCTTCTGCGTCTAAACCAGTTCTTTCTTGAATGGATAAATGTGCTTTATTTAAAGTATAAACCATTGACTGAACCTCTCCTAATGTTTTATCTTTAGAAGTGAGGCTCTTATTTTGTCTAAGTTTTCCACCAAACTTCTTGGTGTACCCTTCCATAACCTTTGGAAGAATCTTGCTGTAGAAATATCCAGACTCACCACCAGTAAGTATCTTAGGCAGTTCTGGTGGGATAAGTATGATGCCCTCGTAATCACCATCTACCATCTCCTTAAGCAACTTCTTAAACATGAGTTTGGAGAAGTCCTCGGTGCGGAGGAATGGCATGAACTCCGTGAAAGCAAAATTATCCTGCATCTGCTGGTCTGTCATAAATGCCTTCATCATTCCAGAATCTTCAGTTCCAAATTTGTCTCTAAAATCATACAATGTATGACCCATTCTGACAGCCATTCTATCTTCAATGTACTTGTAGATTTCTTCCCTTGCTTCTCTTAAAGATTTTTCATCTTTAAATAAACTTGCGGCATCAGTTCGTCTTGCGATTTTACTATCGTCTTCCCCCAAAACCAAAGCGTCAATTTCAAGACTCGTATCTTTCATTGCTATACTGCCTTCTATTGACTCATCAAAGTTAGGAATGCCTAACCCTACTAGACCTTTACGCTCTTTAATTATGGCATCTCTTACCATCTCTCTTGTGATTGGTGTAAAATCTTTTTGCCTATGACTTAACGAATCTATTCCAAGACTTATGGATACATTGTTAAGAAGTCTGCTTATCTTTGACGAAAGCAGTCCATTAAACAATTCCATCTTGGCTTTATCTAGAATAAGCGGAGGAAGATTAGCACTTGTTGTATTTTGTTGTGGAACAAGAATGTTCATTGCATCCTCATAATTCAACTTGGTAGCAATGCTTCTAGACAAATCCATCTCTGAAAGAATTGTCGTTCTTCCAATATTATCTATGCTCTTTTTAAGAGTTTCTATTACTCTTAACTTCTCTTCTTTGAATAGTTGGAATCTAGGATTTTTTACAAGTTCTCTCTGGTTAAGTACAACCCTATCTTCCTTTCTTGACAGTTTTCTTTTTTCATCAAGAAGGTCCATCTTTTGAATTCTTAAATTGCTTTCTTCTTTAGGAGTAAGAGTAGCATTACTTAACTTATCATTAAGTACTGACACTTCTGATTCTATTTGCTTGATTCTTTCAATGTCTTGTTGAGTAAGAATATTTCTTGTTACTTTGTCATTTCTTCCCTGCATCTTCTGAGCCGTGTCGGACTGAAGTTCCATGACAAACAACATTTTCTTTTTGGTTGGGTCAACCAATGAAGATTCAGATTGTGGCGTTAAGTATGATTGAACAAGTTCAACAGTATCCATGAACATGCCCCTTGCTCCTTCTGGGGTTGTCTCAAAAGTAGCATGCTTTGCGAATTCTACTTGAGGCTGGTCTGTTCCGTAAAGTTTCTCTGAATTATTTTCTCCAAAACCTCTAATAATAGAGTGTGGAAATAACGCTTGGTCATCAATTGTTGTTTTTCCAAATGACCTAATATTATAATCCCAAAAGTAGTCAGAAAGACCACTATTTTTTAGAGGTTTTGCATGCTTTAAATAAAGTTGTTTAAGTCTTCCAATAATTTCATTATACAACTCTGGCTTTGCATGCATTAATCTGTCTACAACAAACCCAAGCGATTCATATTTTGAAGCCGCTGGGATTGTGACATCATTGGCAAATGAAGTTGTTGACAATGTTCCACCGATAAAAATATCAAATATTTCTTGAGGTGACTTTGTTCTTAATCCTTCAAAATCTAAAGCATTATTACTTCCGTCAAAGAAATATTTTATGTTTCTTGTAAGTCTTTCTACAGCATCAACATCGTTGGGATTGTTTTCACCACGAAATTCTTTTGCATAATCTTTACCTTTTCCTCTTCCAGCATCTGGAGGAGGAGACGGAACTTCAGTCTCTCTGTCAAGATAGATGTCTGACACTCTGGCAAACGCCATGATGTTTTCATGGTCTGCAAAGTGTCCTCCTTCTCCGCCAGAATAATCTGTGCCTTGAGGGGCTCTAAGCAGAAGCACACGATAGTTAGTTGATGGGTGCAGTTCGTCATAGCCCTTGTTTGCTGGGGCATACGATTCATATCCTCCCTCGACTTGGCTTTGGACTTGAGGATTGTTCGGGTCCATTCCCTGTAAGGAGTACCAAGCCGTATTAGTTTTGTCCTCTTGCAGTTCAAACTTATGGGTTCTGATGTACTCAAGCAGAGCCGCTTTATCGACCTTGGCCTTGGTTGAAGGATTAAGTTTCTTCTGCTCCTCGACCCATCCAGCGATATCAAGGAACTCAAGTTCTGACTTGACGATTCCTGTGCCTCTTGTGGGGTCAAGCAAGCCCATCAGTTCGTTAAGGCTGGTCTTATCAGTAATCTTTTCCTCAACGAACTTCTCAACAGCCGAGTAGAATGTACGCTTGGCTTCTTGTTTGCCTTGGTTGGCATTGTCAGCCTGCTGGAGGAACGGCAGTTCCAGAGGAACATCGTTAACTAGTCCAAGACCTCTTGGGACTGGGCTTTCCATCGTGCTGTTGTCTATGACCGCAATGTTCTCATCCACATTGTCTGGGAAGATGACATATTGGTTATGCGTAAGCAGTTCGTTCTTTCCAGCCTCAGAAACATCGTCAAGGATGTTCAAGGCTATCAGAGCGTCATGGTTGCCATCCTTGGCTTTTTTGATGTATTTATCAAGACCCTTAGTCCAGTACTGCTCCTTAAAGTCAACGACAAGAGGATTGCGTGACTTAATCAATGCACGAACAACGCCACCCTTTGGTCCAGCATTATTGGCAAAATACTTGGCAACAGCCATGTGGGAGGCAAACCAAGTTGCTCCAGCATGCGACAGTTTAGGATTCCAATTGACATCAAAGTCACCACGCATGACTCTGTTGCTTCTTGTTCCGTGGACAGCGGTAAGAACAACAGGCTGTCCTGTCTTGAACTGCGTGTTGTAAAGACCAAGAGACATTCCCTGCACGACAGCCTCTTCAGCGGACTGACGCATCACGACTGTGTGAGCAGGCATGTTCCCAAGGAAGTTATCCCTAATGGCGATTGAGTTAAAGATATCTCCGTCAAGGATAGCCTGTTCCCAGTTAGCCCGCAGATACTTACGCTGTTCAGCATCCTTAGCCCCATATGTTGAGGCGTGTTGCTGGAACATCGAGATGTTGTCTGGGCTGAACTCGCCTGTGTTCTCAGAAATGTGCTTGGCGTTCTTTCCGTCAAAGATGATGTACGACCACGCCTTGCCTTCAGCGGTATTCCAGTAGGCAATGGAATCGACACCCTTGGACCTAAGCCAGTTTTGCAACGGCAAAGACTGCTGGTAGGCTTCATTAGCAATACGCTTGAACGCTGGAGTAAGCATCTCGCTACCCATGCCAGTAGAAATCAAGTCCATCTGGGCGGCGGCATACTGGTTAGGCTTGTTAGCGTTTATCTGCTTCTGTTTGTCGATAAACTCTCTAAGGAACTTAATGTCCGCATCCGTGACATCGCCAATATCCTGTTTGATTCTGGCTCTGCTGGACGCACCTTCATAGTTGTTTTGGTGAACGGCTTCACGCTGGTCTGGCAACAAGGATGCCAAGATTGACTCAGCAACGCTTTGTGGTGACCATAGCCCTCTGTCTGCCATACGCAACGGCTTCTTGATGTTGACAACAAGAGGCATAAGACTGTTGTAGGTCTTGTCCGCTGGGATGTTTCTGGCAACACCAAGGTTATAGTTTCTGAGCATTGCGGCTTCCTTAGTGCCGATATGCAGGCCAAACTGCCCCATGTTTACCACATCGAATGGTTTTCCAGCGACAAAGCCATGATAGTAAACAATGACTGAATCAGTAGCCTCATCATGTCCAATACTACCCTTGACGAACTGCTTAAGATTGCCAGCCGCTCTAGCACCCATCTCAACCTTACCACCCTTAATCGCTAATAGGATATCTGATGGCGTAAAGCCTTGGATGTTTTGTGTGCTATTAGTATATATCCAATCTGGCAACACTTCCTTGCCAGCCCAAATTCTTGTCTTACCAGCGGTAGAAGAGACATCCATCGAGACTGTACGGACGCTGACAGGAATATCCTCGTCTTCCCGAGGAACCCGAGTTGGAGCCGCTTGGTACAGTTCTTGGGCTCTGTAGTATGCTCGCTCCGTATAAGGAACACGCATCTTGTCATCAGTACCAAGGACGCTTCTGATGGCATCAGCACGAATGTTAGTCCAAGCGATGTCTCTGCCACCCTTGCCTTGACCATAAGACCGCAACTGGTAGTGATGCCAGTCAATCTCTGGGAGGTCGAACTCAACATCATCCACATCGACATCCCCGCCAGTCATCTTCTTTGATGGGAAAGCACCGATAGCCGCACAAGCAAGACGCTTCTTAGCCTTGCCCTCGTCTCCACCGCCAAAGAATCTTGAACCACCCAAGGCTGTCTTTGCCGAGTAGTTCTCGATAAGCCTATACACATCCTTCTCAAACTCGACCATGCTTGACCAACGCTTGCGTGTTTCCTTCTCATTCTTCCACATCCATTGGATGCGTCTCTGCAAGACATCGATGTCAACGCCACGGAGCATGAAAGCGGCATGTGGCTTCTTGTAGTCAAACTTACCGCTCTTTGGGTTTCTGAGTGTCGCTCTCAGTTCCATTCCGTAGAACACCATGTTCTTTTCAACGGCAGACCAATCTTCCTTGCTCCGCTTTAACTTTCTACCAGACTCATCGACATGGGTGAATCCAGCATACTTGACACGAACAACATTGTTCATGGAAGTTCCTCCGTCAAGAATCAGAGGTGCAATCTGTGCAATAGCCTCCATCTGCTTCTTAGGCAGGTGCTTCTGAAGAATCTTGAATCCTTCAACTGTTGGAATACCAGTAAAGATAATCGAGCCCTTTCTGGCTGTAGCAACAAGGTCATCAATTTCGCCAGTTCTAGGTCTGTTGCGGTTGCCCCAAACGCCTGTACGCTTGACCAACTGCTGGAGTTCCTCCTTGGTAGGAAGCACACCCTTACGCTGTGCGTTGGTAATATCTGATTGCGTGGTTCTGTAGTTACGCCAGCCCTCTTGGAATAACGCACCATTCTCGTTTTCCGTGTCCAAGGACTTCATGTCTGGCATGTCCTTTTCTGAAGCGTAGAAGAAGAAACCAGTTGCTACACCCTTCTTTTCAGCATCAAGAAGGTCAAGTGCGGCAGACTGGTAACGCTTTAAGTTCTCAGCGTTAACCTGTTCTTCTGGCTTTCTGACATAGTTGCCAGTTGTCTGGTCAACATCGAACTCATGCTCAATGCCGTTTTCCTCGACAAAGTTCTTGAGCATCGCTGGGGATAACTTGGAAACATCGATGTTATACCCATTAAGATTCATACTACGCTCCCTGTGGACACGGATGAACTTCTTGAAAAGGTCACGCATGTATGGGTCAACGATAGCCTTGCCATCGGAA